ATGTCACAGTCGGCCAACATGACGAAATTCTTGGCGCTCGAATCTTGATAAGATTCACTTGCGCCTTCGTCCATGGAGGTGACTTGTACTGTCTTCTGCAGATGAATCTGCAGGAGATCGGCGAACATCTCAGGCTATGGATGGCATACCTCTTTAGTTAAGGGGCTACCATGAAAAGCCTAGAGATCCTCACTTCGCTACTCGATGAAGCACATGTTCTCACTTGTGCTAGTATGTCTCGTGATAAGATTTCCATCCTATCACGATACGAAGACGAGGGTGAATCCTTTCTTGGGATTACCCTTCCTACGTTCGCAGAATGGCTTGAAGAAAGCCTTTCTTTGGGACGTATTGCGACCTCGATATTCTCACGGTTTCGTAAGAGACCTAAAAGAATATCCGTCTTACCGTGTTTCTTACACGGGTTGACGTGTCGCGTCTTCGACGCGCATACTGGGCTGCTTCTGGAGCATCCAGATGTAGTTGCCATATCGCTCATACGGCAGATCTGCCTCTTTTATAAGAAAGTATTCAAAGTCTGCGATCCCCGAAGGGACCAACAGGCTCAGCGTACTTACAAAGAGGTAGACGACAGTCTGCGCAGACTGCCTGCGTTTCCTGTAGAAAAGGTTCGGCTTCTGAACTTGGTCACCTTTCGCTTTGCGGCGAAGATGAATAAGGCGTTTGCCGAATCCATGGACGATGAGTCCATCACGCCACGACACGGTCCCGGTGCCACAGCCGACAAGGCTTGGGGCAACGAGAAGTATCGTAAGCGCGATTTCTACAAGAGATGGGATGATTTGTTCTCCTGGGAGCAATTGTATGGTTTTTCAACCATACACCAGTCGAACAGAGAGTTCATTGAGCCCAAGGACGAGTTACCTGTGAGGGTAGTCTCTGTTCCGAAGACGATGAAGACCTCACGCATTATCTGCGTTGAACCTACCGCTATGCAGTATGCTCAGCAGCTTACTGCTAAGTGGTTTGTGAAGAGTCTTCGTCGAGCTGGACTTTACCATCATCTTAACTTTCACGATCAGCGCCCTAACCAGGATGCTGCCCGTAAAGGATCGATAGATGGCAGTCTTGCTACTCTTGACCTCTCAGAGGCGTCCGACAGGGTCAGTTGTAAACTGGTCTCTGCCGTTTTTCGACACAACCCTATTCTTCTTCGATACCTTTATGGGTGTCGATCGACTAGGGCTGTGATGCAAGATGGTACACTTATCCATCTTCGAAAGTACGCCTCTATGGGTTCTGCCTTGACGTTTCCTATCGAAGCCTACTGCTTTCTCATGATCTGCATCGCTGCAGTTTGTGATCAGCGGAAAGTTTTCGATCGTCGTGGCAGACCTAAATCCCTGCTGGCATTCGAAAATGCCCGAAAGGACATACTTGTCTTCGGAGACGACATCATTGTCCCCGTGGACTGCATCGTTAAAGTGACCGAGTACCTGACGGCCTTTGGCCTAAAGGTAAATTCTAAGAAGACCTTCTTTTCAGGGGGCTTCCGCGAATCGTGTGGCCACGACTATTTTAGAGGGGAGTTGGTTACTCCTGTCTATCTTCGTCGCGACCCTCCTAGGTCACATCGTGACGCTGTCCCATTCGTTTCGTGGGTTCACATGGCTAACCGTTTCTTCCGAAACGGGATGCCACGTACTGCACATAGAGTAGCCGATATTATCGATAAGATGTACCGGTTACCACTAGTACACGAAACGTGTGCCGGACTTGGTTGGCATTTCGGACGAGATTCGCCCACCCCTCTTCTGCGTTGGAATTTCCAAACCAACACTTCTGAATGGGTGGTTACGACTCTTGTTACGAAGTCCTCAAAGTTCAGCGATGAACTAGAGGGTTATGATAGACTTCTCTTCTTCCACTTGAACCGTGGCGAAGCAGAAGACTATCTTAGTGACCCAACTAGGTCCTCTAAGAGAAGTTCTCTCCAGCTTCGTCGCAGAAAGGTACTACCATGGTAATTCACATTACGCAGGAAGATCTGACTGCAACGTACTCGAGCGATCGCCTTCCGGCGACCGTTCAAGTCTCGTGTAAGATCGATTATTCTGATGGGAAGCAGAAGCTCGTTGAGGACGACCCTCGGGTCGCCTTCGGCGTTCTTCTTGCTCTCCAGCAAATGCTCGATACTTACGCGAGTAAGCTTCTGGGAACGCACCGTCCAGAATACATCATTGACTTCCTTTGGGGAGTTGATGACGTAGAAAAGGCGATGCAGATTGCCAACCGTATGCACATCACTTCGGACCAGTTTACTGGTACCGTTAGTGATGACGTCGTCTCTGGCATTCTTTCTCGTAAGAAGTAGTCACGAT